TCGGTGACCTCGGTCATGGTGCTATTGCTAACTTCCCCAATGGCGATGACATCAACATCAAGCGCGATGATCTGACACTCGCTGCAAGCGATCTCGTAAGATTCATTGGCCGTGAATATGTTGCTCTCGGCATCGTTGCACCGAATGCATTCGTAAAGATCAAGCACTAAGGAATAGGAAGAGGATAAGTCATGAAAGTATTGATTGCAGTTCCCTGCATGGATCAGGTTCCGGCACAGTTTGCCCAGTGTCTTGCTACACTCGGCAAAGTCGACAAAACGATTGTAGCGTTCCAGATCGGGAGCCTCGTTTATACGAGCCGGAACGACCTTGTGCAAATAGCGATAAAGCAGGGCTGCGATTATATTTTCTGGCTCGACTCTGACATGATGTTTCCTCCGGATGTGCTTGTCCGAATGTTTGAGGATCTGAAACACGGTGATATTGTGAGCGGCCTCTACTTCCGTAGGGTCGCTCCTTTTACTCCTGTTATTTATGACAAGCTTGATATCGATGACACCGGCTGTCATTACACAGAACCAAAAGACATTCCGGACGGTATTTTCGAAGTTGCAGGATGCGGTTTTGGCTGTGTCCTGCTGCCTACAGACATCATGCTTGATGTTTTAGAAAAATACGGATCGCCATTTACTCCGATCAATGGAATCGGCGAGGACCTTTCCTTTTGTTGGAGAGCTCGTCAGCTCGGTTTTAAGATCGTGTGCGATCCGGACATTCCCCTGGGGCATGTTGGGCATCATGTTATTACCAGAGAATACTGGGAAGGTTACAGAAAATTGAAGTGAGGTATGTATATGGATGCGATGGCACTTGAAAGAGTAAAAGTTGCTCTGAGACTGAGCGATGAGGAGTTTAATGGTGAACTGGGTGATCTGATCTGTTCTGCTTGCATTGATCTGAATATCAGCGGTGTTGATCAGATAGATACAAAGGATATGCTTACTATGACCGCCATCAAAACATATTGCAAACTGCACTTTGGTGAGCCGAGCAATCCTGAGTTTTTAAAAAGGACTTATGATGAGATCAAGGCTCAGATGAGTATGTCATCCAGATATACAACGTGGTGAACATATGGACAGATCTACAGTTATATATTTACTGCGTGAGGAATACACACAGGATGAGTATGGTGTCTATCGGTCTCAGATAGTCCGTCATAAAGTATTTGCTGATGTGTCTTCCGTGTATGCGAGTGAGTGGTTTGAAGGTGGAAGGAACGGACTCAATCCTGAGCTTCGTTTCAGAATGTTTGCGCCGGAGTACAAGGGTGAAAAGATACTTGAGTACAAAGGTGATACATTCTCCATTTACAGAACATATCAGGCAAAGAATGACATAGTGGAACTGTATACGGAAAGGAAACAGGGTGATTATGGCAAAAGGAACACCGATCAAACCTGAGAACTTTTCAAAGTATCTTAGCGATACTCTCAAGGCATATGGTGACGATGTGGCATCCGTCACGTTTGAAATTGTCGAAGAGACAGCCAAGAACGGAGCAACAAAACTGAAGACTACTAACTGGGGCTTTGCAAAAAGATCCGGAAACTATCAGAGGTCTTTCAGAGTTGCGCTGCGTAAAACAAGGCTTGCTGTCACGGCTACCATATTTAGCCAGGCACCGCATTACCGCCTGACTCATCTGCTTGAGTATGGGCATGATGTAATCAGAAATGGTGTGAAGGTCGGAGAGACCAAGTCATATCCGCACTGGTCAAAAGTTGAAGACATGGCTATTGCTGAACTGGAAGAAAGGCTGACAAGGGGATTGATGGACTTATGAACTACGTTGAAATCAAACAGTTTGTGGAGTCCTTTGGATTTCCGTGTGCATACCAGTCATTCCCGATTGGTACGGTCATGGCATTTCCGTATGTGGTTTTTTACTATCCGAGCCGTAATGATGATTCGGCAGACAATATCAACTATGGGAAGATTCTTAATCTTACTATAGTGCTTTACACCAAAAACAAAGACATTGATGCAGAAAACACAGTTGAGAATGCTTTGGAGTCTGCTGGGATGTTTTATGAAAAATCTGAAGCGTATGTTGATGATGAACGTATGTTCCAGATTGTTTATGAGAGTGAGGTTGCTTTGACTTCACTAGAAAGTGAGACTTAATGAGAATTCGTTATGGTATCAGCAATGCATATTATGCGATTGCAACAGCTGGAACTGGTGGTGCGCTGACATATGCCTCTCCAGTCGCAATGCCCGGGGCTGTGGCTGTCTCCTTAGAGGCTTCTGGAGAAGAAATCACAGAATATGCTGATAATGTTGAATGGTTTATTCAGGCACTCAACAACGGCTATACCGGCACGCTTGAACTGGAAGAAGTTCCTGAGTCATTCCGTACGGATGTCATGGGAGAGGAGAAAGATTCTGCTGATGTGCTTTGGGAAAACTCCACAGCCAATCAGAAGGAATTCGCTCTGCTGTTCCAGTTTGAGATTGCTGATGATCCGAGCGTAACCGGGAAGAGAACTGCTCTGCTGAGATGCAAAGCAAGCCGCCCGCAGATTGCCGGAAACACAAAAGGGGCAAACATTACACCTGAGCATGAAACATTGAATATCACGGCTATGCCGAGAATCAATGATCATTACGTAAAAGCATCATGTGAATCAACATCTGCCAAGTATGCAACTTGGTTCAGTGCTGTTGTTACTAAATCAGCTTAACTAAATTAAGAAAGGGCAAATATGGAGAAAACAATTCAGATTGATGGGAGACAGGTGCGCTTTAAATGTACTGGAAGCACTCCAGTGAGATTCCGTGAAGCGACAGGAGAAGATCTTATGGTCATGTTTCCTTCGTTTATCAGTGAAGCGAAAAAAGGCAGACTTTCTCCGAAAGCAGTCAAATCCTTGGAGATCCTTGCACATATCATGGCAAAACAGGCAGATCCGGAAGTTACGGATAGTCTGGTTGACTGGTTGGATGAGTTTGAAATGTTCTCCATATATGATTCATTTCCTCAGTTAATTGAACTGTGGACCGCATCAACTCAGACATTATCTGAGACAAAAAAAAAGAAAACACTATAAACAGAAGAGAGCTGACAACAGCTCTCTTTCTGCTTAGGTGTATCCAACTTGGACTAACACTATCAGATTTAGATCTGATTGATATAGGCATGGTTTTAGACCTGTTTGTTGAGAAACAAAATGACGAATACTGGGCAGAGCATCAAGAGCGGATGGCTACTGCCGAGGATGTAGCAAAGTGGTGACTTATGGCAAGTAAACGGATAAAGGGAATAACTATCGAATTGGGAGCGGATACAGTCAAACTGACGGATGCTCTTAAAGCGGTAGATAAACGCTTGAATGAAACACAAAGTCAGTTGAAGGATGTCAACAAGCTCCTTAAACTTGATCCGAAAAATACTGAGTTGCTTGCCCAGAAGCAAGCACTTCTGACATCTGCCATTGCTGACACTAAGGAACGGCAGAAGGAACTGAACAAGGCTCTTGAGCAGATGAAAGCATCCGGAGACACATCCGAGAATGCGATCAAACAGCAAGAGGCTCTGAAGCGTGAGATTGCAGATACTACGATTTTTCTGAAGAACTATCAGAGTCAGCTTAAATCAATGAAGCCTAACCTTGACAGTGCTGCGAAGGCAACTGGTGAACTGGCTGATAAGACAAAAGCATTATCCGCAGCCGCTGCCGCTGGTCTTGTCGGATTGGCTGGGATGGCTGTGAAGGCAGGGCAGACAGCCGATGATCTGAATACTTTGTCAAAGCAGACAGGATTCACCACGGAAGAACTGCAAAAAATGCAGTATGCTTCTGATCGCATTGATGTCTCAATGGAGACCATTACTGGTGCGGCTGCCAAGATGACAAAGCAGTTGGCATCCAGTGAACAGAAATTCACTGATCTTGGTGTTGCCACACGGAATCAGGATGGCTCACTCCGTGGAGTTACAGAAGTTTTCTATGATACTGTTGAAGCTCTTTCTCAGATCGAAAATGAGACGGAGCGTGACACTGTTGCAATGGACATCTTTGGCAAGTCGGCAAATGACTTAGCCGGAGTAATTGATGACGGTGGTGAAGCACTCCGCAATCTTGGAGAAGAAGCGGAAAATGCTGGTCTCATTCTGAGCCAGGATACGCTTGATGCTGCCAATCAGTTCAATGATGCATTGGATGAAATGAAAGCAAAAGCACAAGCTGCGTTCATGTCAGCTGGTGCGACACTTGCGGAAAATCTCATCCCAGCCGTTGAGAAACTGGTTGAAGTTGGCACAAGAGTTCTCACATTCATTGCAAACTTGGATTCCGGAACACTTGAGATGATCACTGGAATGTTATTGCTTGCAGCCGCTATCAGTCCAGTGTTAACTGCAATCTCAAAGGGCATCGCATTGATCTCAACGATCTCTAAATTGACTACTGCATTGTCCGCTGCTTCCATACCCGGATTGGTTGCATCAATGGGAACTATTTTGCCTGTTCTCGCAGCCATTGCAGCCGCTGCTACGGCTGTCATTGCGTTACTTGATGCAATAGACCACCGCAGAAAAAACAACGCTTGGAGCAACTACACAGGCTCTCAGACGGCTGGCATGACACAGATCAGTGCATCACAGGCATCAAACTGGATGAACAGGGGAGAAGTGCAGACTATTCTCAATCCGGCTGGTGAAAAGTCATATTATGTCCGTAATTCCGACTATTCATGGGGCAAGGCAAACGCTGCCGCAAACGGATGGACTGATGATGCTGTGTGGGGATCTAATGTAACGAACATGACCGTTAATGTTGACCATATCAATGATTTACAAGATCTGATTGATATGCAGAAACAGGCACAGCTTGTGGAGAGGATGAAGTAATATGGCAAATCTGACAGAGTTAACCATTAGCAAGGACACAAATAAAAAGCATTACTATCATTCCGGTGTATCAGCAGCGGTACATACAACAGGCTCAATCGCATCAACGATTGACGGATACACCAAGGGAAAACTTGCTCTCACGTTCGTTAAGTATGATGGGAACGGAAGCAAGGTTGATTCGGTTACAAATGATGGAAGTGTTTCAAATCTGCCTTTAGCGAGTGGAGCATCTTTCTCCAGTTCAGCAAGCGGACAATACAATTACCGTGTATATGGTGTTGCATATCAGGGATGGTCAGACGGAAGTCTGTGGAACTACATCAACACTGACAAACTGGCTGGAACAGCTTCATATACATACGGATCTAAAGCAACACCAAGTATTTCAGCATCATTCAAGGGTGGTTATCTCCGTCCTGATGTTGCAAACACTATCACATTCACATCAAACAAGATCAACTACATTGATGAGCAGTATTCTGTTGCAAGCGGTACTCTCAGATATAAATTGTCCAGTGCATCAACTTGGACAAGCATCAATTTCACTGGAAACAGTGTGACGATCCCGGCAAACACGTTCGCATCTGGTAACACGTACAACATGGAAGCATTAATTGTCACAGATGACAGCACCAGTGTCACTGTCACATTCAATAACGTTTCCACAGTAGATGCGACTCCGACAGTAACTGGAGTAAGTCCTAATGGCACGGTAGCTTATGGAGAGGTTACTCTTTCATGGCTATACTCAATTACAACCGGCACACCGCAAAGAGCATATGAGATCTCTTATAAGGTTGATGGTGGCTCTTTGGTATATCCGACTGGGAAAGTGATAAGCAGCGCAACACAGGCAACAGTCAACATTCCTACATCAGGAAATATTGAGTGGTCTGTAAGAGTATACAATCAGGATGATGTTGCGAGTGAGTGGAGCAGTTTCCTGTCATTCGTCAATGTCGCACCACCGCAAGCACCAACGATCACATCAATCAGCGCAACAAGCAGACCGGTGATAACTTGGTCATCTGCTGATCAGATCGCTTATCAGGTACAGATTCTTAACAACGGGAATGTACTGGAAGACAGCGGAATGATCTATTCCGGAAGCAACTCCTATACATCTGACGAATATTATCCTGATGGAACGTATCTGGTTAAGATCCGGATAGTAAACCAGTACGGAAGGACTTCTGACTGGACAAGCTCTGAGTTCACTTTGACCAGTACGCTGACAGCACCACCGTTCACGCTTGCTTCCACACCTGATGGAGTGCAGATCACGATTACCACAAGCGGAACGTTCAGCGCATACTACATCAAGCGTGATGGTGTGACCATTGCGCAGACAGATGGAAGTTATATTGATAGGTTTGGAAACGGAGAACATACATACACTGTAATTGGTGTGAGTGGAAACAATGGTGCGCAGAGCAACCAGATGATCACATCAATTATTGACCATACTTCTTTGATTACTGAAGACGGAACGATCTATGAAGTAAATCACCGCATGGGATCTCCTGTGGGCATCGGTTACCAAGTAAACGCAGTGTTCGACACAGCTGAATATATTGGTGCATCTGTTCCGGAGCATACGTTTGCTAAGATGCGTGAGAAGCGTTATAGCATAGCATTCAAGGATTATGTTGATGTTGAGGAACTGCTTGGAAAGACAGTGTACTTTGCTGACATATACGGCAATGGAGACTGGTGCGCAATCACTTCAATCGGCAGAACTGAAAGCAGAATCGGAAACGAGACAACGGCTGAACTGCAAGTCACCAAACATGATGAGGCTATAGATTATGCGTGATTTTCGGATGGAAATTGTGCGCAACGGTGTTCCAATCGGAAAGCTCTTCTGTAGGTCAATAACGATCAGATTTGATTCTGATTCGGAAGTCATGAGAGGGATGCAGATGGTTATGAATGCAGACCGCTATGACATGGGAAGAAATGGAGAACTGGTCTTTGATATGTTCACGGATCGTCTCCGTCCTGTCCTGATCGAAGATGACACGGAGACCGCACTGGGATTGTTCACGATCACCACAGCAACAGAAAGCATTGCCGAAACAGGCAGATACTACAATGT